ATAAGACGCCAGAAGAGATTTCTATATCCCGCCTCGAAATTTGTAAAACATGTGAATGGTTTAGACCTAAAATACAAACATGTAAAAAGTGTGGATGTTTTATGAAATTAAAAACTACTTTAGAGAAAGCTCGGTGTCCAATAGGAAAATGGTAATTGAATCTGGTTATTTTGGAACGTCTTCAGATAAGATATTAGTAGTTGATAGTATTGCTACTAAAGAAGAGTTAGACATTATTGTCAATACCGCTGAAAATGTGGATATCTGGGATAATAAGCTAACGGGTGATATTTGGAACAATAGGGTGACCTATCACGAAAAGTTTTTAAAAAATTCCCCTGAAACATACCACCTTGTTTCTGAAATTCAAAATAGATTTTCAATAAAAATTTCTGAGTTTTATAATGTTAAAGTTAAGCGCCCTATTCCATTTATTGCCAGATGGCTTGTTGGAAATTTTCAAATACCGCATTATGATAAATACTTTTTTCCAAATTACGATATAGGTTCTATCATTTATTTAAATGATGAATATCTAGGTGGAGAGGTTTTCTTTCCCCAACATGATATAGAGAAAAGGCCAATAGCAGGAAACGCTCTTGCTTTTCCAGGAGATGAACACTATATGCATGGTGTTAAAGAAGTTACCAGTGGATGTAGATATACCATACCCGTTTTTTGGAATGTTATAGAAGATTAGTTATTTGTGTTATGATCAGATTCTGATTTATGGTTACAGCTATTGCAGCATGTGTCTGTAAATATCTTTACCGCTAGATTTTGATGTTCAAATTGGATATCCTTGTTTTCAGATATATCATACATAGGATCAGGATAACATGGATATCTATGGAAGAATGGAAGATATTCTCCGCTATCCCCCAAAAAATCTGAGTTCTCTAAATTGTCTAATATAGCCATAGATCTATTATAGCGTATACCCTGGAAATCTGAAAAAATTTTTATTTTCACAAAATCTGAATATTTTTGTCAGATGTATGATACATAAACTAGAAAAATAAATATAAAATAATTAGTGAGCACACTAAGGGGAGATCCCCCCCCCTAGCCTACTTATCGAGCTTAGTTCCAGTAATGAAACCTTGAAATCCCATGACATCACAATTAAAATTTAATCGTGTATGCATAGGAGTATTCTTTGGTAACTCTACTAGAAAAGTTTTTACTGCTTCAGCGTTAGGTAAGTTAATTTTCTTAACGTTACCGTTGAAACTTGTAAGTGTAACTATCATTCGAGACCTCCATTCTTAATGTCCTTAATCATCATAACTACCATAGGGATAGTTACTGCTAGTAGTGCGAATTGCACTATGCTTGTTAGTAACCTACTCATGGTTAGTTACCTTTCTTAGAGCAACGCATAGAGCCACTACCATCAGTAGCAGCGAAAGCGGATAGAGGTGCGCCGTTTTGATAACGGATAGACTTACCGCAATTAGCGCAAGTAGTAGTGCTACCTGCTGTAAAAGGTAGAGTAGGAGTATGTAGTGAATTCATATTGAATTCCTTTCTTTAATGCGATAACCTTGTGTTATCTTTTTCCTTGACCTAGGTTATTTGCCTACTTAGTAGGGCTCACTAGGATTTTGCCTTATTTAATTTTTGATACTGTAAGTATAACATACAATACCCGAAAAGTCAAGGCGACACGCCGTGTCTTTTGTGTGATTTAGACCACTTATTTGCTACGCTCATTCGAACAGATGTTCGACTTATTCGGTAGGCTCATTAGCCAAATTGTCCTTATTTAATTTTCTATACTGCAAGTATAACACACAATACCTCAAAAGTCAAGGCGACACGCCGTGAATAACACGCATGTAATTAGTGATATACACCACATAATAGCTAGACATTTGGGGATCTTTTGTCTAAGACCCGGCGCTGTCGGGCGTGTCATAGTAGTTATCCACAGGGTGATGCCTTAAGTTGTGGATTGTTGTTCATCTGTTGTTCATCTTCAAAACCTGCGACACGCCGAGGAAATGTCAGTGGTGCCTGTTATACTTAATAGTATAAAGAAAGTAACAAGGTGTTACTAAGAAAGGTAGATAAAATGTCTACACTAAATAAAGTAAGAGAGATAACACTCTCTAATGTCCAAGCCGATGAGGCTAATCTAATTGTCTGCGCTTTCTGCTCAGACTACGCAAACGAAATGTTTTGCGGTAAATGTAAAGAATACAAGGGTCTTATGACACTTGGTGAGTGGTTATCTTACACTCAAGAAAGTTGGGTGATGTAATAATGTTATCCGAAAAAACTTTAAATAAAATTGTGTTTGATTATCAACACGGAGGTGTGAAAAACTTTCACCCTGAAATTTCTTTTGCAGAGCGTAAGGCTTTGCTAAAGTATTTATTCTCTATTCCTACTCATAAAGATTGCGAGTGTGTAAAATGATACACTTTGCTAAATGTTTAATCTGCGATAGTAAAATGTTTGCTATCTCAGAATCAGATTTCTATGAAAACAAATATACATGTTCAGATTGTTGGGAATAAATAAAAATAAAATAATTGCAAAATAAAAACTTGCAATTTTTGGCCCGGCGCTGTCGGGCGTGTCGCAGCTTTATTAATGTGTTTAAGATCACAAAAATATTTCTCCAATTTACGGCGTGTCGATTTGCTTTTTTGAGATTTTTATGTTAGACTTACGGAGTAAGAAAATAAAGAAAGGAAGTCCTAACTATGGGATATGTTGAAATTTTTAGACTAGATGAGCAAGGTGCTGGGTGGGTAGATTTATCTGACGCCACTCCAGACGAGTTGCTTAATATAGAAATAGCCCTCTTTCAAGAAGGCGCCTTGTGATATAAATCACACTTCAACCCTTGCTGATATGGGTCAAAATGTCAGTGCCTAATGATAGGATAGTCTTATCAATAAAAAAGAAAGGAAGTCAAAATATGACTTACACTGTAACACTAGAAACCTTTAATGGTTCTACAAAAAAAATCAACCTTGCCTCTAAGGGTGCGGTTGCTCAATTCATCACTCAATACCCTCAGCAGTTGCCTGTTGGTATTTCCGTAAAAATGTCTTGCGATGCTCTAGGGCTTCGTGGAACAATTAGAGGAAGGGCGGTTCTCAATAATGGTTAATTCAGTATTGTCTATCGCTTGCGATACTTGTCTAGGTCATGGCTATATATTTTTTGGGGATAGCGAAGAATACTCAGTAGAGTCTTGTCAGTGCCAAGATGTAAACTTATTTAATACACCCGAAGCAAACTAAAGAATAGGAAATAAAAATATGTTAAAACTAAACCACTCTATAAATCTTGTTACCGAGATTGACGAAAACAAAATGCCAGACCACTTGTTAATGCTTCTTGTTAATCTTAGCGAAGTTCAAATGGAAACTCTGTTGCGTGAGACTTTTATTAACGCTATGGAAGAAGAAGGTGTTTTGGAAAAACTTAATAAAGACAACTCTTGGGCTACTTTGAAGTTGGTTAAATAAATGATGACTCGTAAAGACTATGTGTCTGTTGCTAGCATTTTAAATTCTTTTAAAAGTGAAATTGATGAATTAACTTTTGAAGATATGATTGACGAGTTTGGAGATATGTTTGCTGCAGATAACGAAAGTTTTAAATTTGATAAATTTTATGCAGCCTGCACTAAAACAGAATTGCAAGAATTAGAATTAATGCAATCTGGAACTCGTTACAATAAAAATATATAAATAAAAATTCCTGAGCAAGAATAAAAACTGCTCCCTCCAATTTTTGGGCCCGGCGCTGTCGGGCGTGTCGGATCCTTTAAGATGTGATTAAAGTCACCCTGATTGAGCGTCTCACTATTTGGAATTACTCGCTAGTAATTTGATATTTTTAGTTTAATAAGATAGACTTACATAGTAAGAAAAAATAAATAGTTTAAGAATTACGGCGTGTCGGTTATGAATTGTCAGCCTAATCTGCTAAGATTATTTATATCAACAAAAAGAAAGAAGGTTGGCATATGTCAGCAAAAACTTACTCAATAGAAACTCTCCTTGAAGGAAAAGTTTATCGCTCACTCTCTCGTAAGATTGAGGGAATTATTCAAGAAGCAGAAAAGCGTTCAGAGGTTTGGTATGGTGAAAACTTCGAGGCTTATCTCGTGCGTGTTCGCCCTCAATTCTCTAGCACAAGTGGATTGACTTCATTCAGTTATGGAAAAGATTTCTATGCGACTATCGCAGTTAAGGTTGGTGAATAATAATGGGAAACTTATTTGATGAAATTGGAGATTGCTACACTTGCTACGATAGTGGAGTAATTGTAGAAAACGATATGGTAACAGAATATTGTGGTGATTGTGAAAAGGGTCAGCACTTGTTTAGTGAATTTGAAATTTGGCATAATGAAAACGAAATAAAGGAGAATGCATAATGGAATATTTATACGCAGTAACTGCTACCTATGACGGAGATAGGTCGCCTCATTGGATTGGTCGCTATGACAACGCACTTGATGCAGTAAGCGAATTTAATAAATTTGTAGACCATGGACTTGCTAGTCAATTTGCAACAATTAACTTGTCAGAGCCTTCAGGTAAGATGCATACTAAGATATTTTATTCTAATGGAAACGTAGGGGGAAAATAATATGGGAAGCGTAACAGCAATTGGATTAGCAGATTCAGTATTAGACTTAGAAACACAATTAGGTTACCACTTGCAAGGTAACCACTATCCACCAGTGCCACTATCTATGGTGCAACCTTGCATAGATGCTATTGACGCTGCATATGATGAAGACTACTATCGTGAAATTAAAATGCCAGAAGGCATAACTTATAAGGGCAATAATACTGCACCTGCTCACGCAATTATTGACCAGCACCACCTATCATGGTTTATTGACCCAGTAGACGAGGATTAAATAAATGGCTGCTACAATGAAAACCATGGAACTATCGTATGCAGATCTACTTAAGCCTGCACAACTAATGGAAGGCGACTTAATCAATATTGATATGGATATTGTTGAAGTAATTAAAATTGAAGATGATGCAACGGGTGATAATTACATAATAACTCATCGCAACGAATTTGGTGAACAAGAAGAATATTTTTGCAATTATGAAACAATGTTCGAGCTTTATGTTTTTGTAGAATAAAAAAAATACTTTTGATTTTAGGGCCCGGCGCTGTCGGGCGTGTCGTGCACAGGGTGATCTTTTAAGATAATTGACATTTTTCCCCATATCTGCTAAAATTATTATATGAAACAGCGAAAGACTAAAGATGAATTACGTATCCTAATGGAATTACGTAGGTCTAATGCTGCCTCCTCAATTCCCTCAAAGAAAAAATACAATAGAAAGAAATGTCAGTCCCTAATGCTAGAATTAAAGAAAGAAAGAGAGTAGCCACCATGACTAAACTACTAAGAAGCAAAGATAGGAAAGTAACTAATGCCGTATCACCAAATGGAAAAACAGCAACAATTGCCAACACTTTTGGATTACCTGCTGGAAAGAATTTCTCGTGCCCTGGTGCCACTAGCGTATGTGAAAGCGTGTGCTATGCAGGAAAACTCGAAAACCTCTTCCCTGGAGTAAAGAAAAACCTCCTACACAATTGGGAATTAATAAAAAATGCAGATGAAGATACTATGGTTTCTTTATTGTCAGTAATGATAGATGAGTTTATTATTGATTGCGATAAGCGTAAAGCTCCTAAACTATTCCGCATTCACTGGGATGGTGACTTCTTTAATGATACTTATACTAATGCATGGAAGACAGTTATAACTAATCATCCCGAAATTCAATTCTGGGTTTATACCCGTGTTCGATCTGCCGCCCTTATATTGAACGGTATAGATAATCTATCTTTATACTATTCAACAGATAGCGAGAATAAGGCTATTGGTATTGAACTTAAAACTAATAATGGTATCCGTCTTGCATACCTTGCCAAAAATTTTGCAATAGGTCAAGAAGACATGAAAGCATTAACAGGAAAGGTGGGGGCTAAGTGTCCTGAAAATAAAAAAGCAATTCCGTTAATATCCACCGCTGGCTCCGCTTGCGTTTCTTGTAGTTTATGTGTATACTCGAAAGCGGATATAGTTTTTTCTGCTACTAAAAAATAGGAGTAGTCCAATGGAGTGGTTTCTAGTATTCTCATGCATATTTATATATATCATATTTGCGGGCATGGGTCATTAAATGTCCGATTTGTCCCTATGTGATGTATCTTACAGGGGGTAATCGTCTCAAATAGTGAGAAATGTCAGAAATAACTTGATAATGTCAGTAGGAAATGTTAGACTTAATATATCAACCAAACGAAAGGAAACACAATGTCAGTAGCAACAGCAACTTAC